CTTGAGGAAAGAGTAAAGTTCCGTGAGCTTGGCCCCGTGCTTGAGGAAGCAGGGTTTGACAAATCGTTTGTCACCCGCCCTGAAGCTGGTAAGCCGTCCCCTGCGGAAGTCTACTTTGGTGACAAGTTCGGCCTTGACGACAATGGCTCTCTAACTGTCAATGGAACTTCAACTTCCCCGCAAGCCTTTGCCTCAGAACTGGCATCCAATGATGCCTACAAAATCTATCTGAAGCAGGAGGCCCGCAACACCAGTACGGCAGGCCGCCCCGGTCAGGATAAGTCTACAACCCCATCTTCGGGACTTCGCAAGCGCGATATGACTGGACCTGAGCAGGCGGACTATATCGCCAAGCATGGCTACATGAATGCCAAGGGTGATGGGATACCGTTTATGAACCTACCTAACTGATAAGAAACAATGGCTATCGGAAAAGCATCGGATTTCGTTGTACGCAACGAACTCTTTGAAACACTCTTTGTAGAGACGCTGGCGCAGAACGTAGACATCCTCAATCAGGATGGCAACGGCGTTATCCAGCTCGTAACCAACGAACGCGAAGGCGACTACGACAAGACTCGCTTCTTTGACCGTCCTTCTGGCGGTGTATCGCGTCGTGACACCACTGATACTTCCACCTCGCTCACGCCTTCGGCTCTGACGCAGGACGAAGTAATCGGTGTAAAACTGAACCGCAAGTACGGTCCTTACCAGCAGACGCGTGACGCGTTCAAGAAAATCGGTGGTACGCCCGAGGATCTGACGCTGATCTTGGCTCCTAACATGGCAGAAGAAGCCATGAAAGGCATGGTCAACGACGCTGTTGCTGCCCTCGTCGCTGCTCTTCGCAACAATAGCGGTGTTGTCTACGACTACGCTGCTACGGGTGCGAACGCTACGATTGACCACACGGCTCTGATCCGTGGTCGCGCACTCTTCGGAGATGCCTTTGGTCGCATTCGTGGCTGGGGTATGAACGGTGCCGCCTTCCACAAACTGGTTGAAGCACAGCTCTCCGTTGCCTCCGGCAATGTTGGTGACTTCGCAGTGTACGAAGGACAGGCTGGTACGCTTGGCCTCCCGGCTTTCGTCTCGGATGCTCCTGCATTCGCTACGTCTGGAACGCCCGGTGAGTACCACGTTCTTGGCCTCGTGCCTAACGCTGCCGTCCTGACGGTATCGGAAGCACCGTACATGGCTACCGACGAAACGATCCTCAAAGAAAACATCCTCTACGCCTTCCAAGGTGAGTATGCTTTCAACATGGAGATCAAGGGCTACCAGTGGGATACCGCCAACGGTGGTACCAACCCGACCGCAGCAGCAATCGCAACTGGTTCCAACTGGGACAAAGTTGTTGCTAACGACAAGGACACTGCTGGCATCGTCATTGACGTAGACCAGTCCTAATCCAATGGTGACGGAGCGGGGGGCCTTCGGGCCTCCCGCACCTGATCCTTAAAACCGTACTGACATGGGTTCTTGGGCCGACCTTACTCTTGCTGATGCTACGCTAAAAGGCATTGCTCCCGTTGACATGATTGACGGGAACTTTGGCATTTTTGACACCGACATCAATGAGACAAACAGGCTGAATGAGGCCAAGCAGTACATTGAGATGCGTATCGTTGCGAACGACGCTCTTTTCGCGGAACGCGCTGACGGCCCGCAGGAGATCATGGATGCGGCGATAGACATCAACAAGACGTACATTGACAACCTGATCCAGCGCATGATCGGGTACAAGTATGTACAGGCATTCTACGAGACAGAGGCGATGGGCGGCAACAGCCTGTTCCTCACTCGTGCTGAGATGATGGAGTTTCGCTTTAATGAGACGTTCACGGCCCTGATGCGCGTCTTGATGCGTGACCCCGACTTCTTTGACCAACTGGACGGCACTACCGACGAGGACTTGGCTGCCTTTGAGGGTCCGCGCAACTGGGTGGGCTAATGGTCGCACCGAACCTGTTTGGTGAGCTGCAAAAGATCATCAAGCACACCGTTCCCGCAGCAATAAGGTATGGCAACGAGATTGCCAACCACGTTCGCAATAGGACGAGGAACCAAGGCGTTACTATGTATGGCAATAGATTTAAGCCGTACAGCTCTGCTTATGCGGCGAGAAAGAAGGGTGGTGCTGTTGCGCCCGTTACGCTGACTGATACCAAAAGGATGCTTGACAGCATTAGGGTTACAAATCAGGAGGCCGTACTTGATGAAAGGGGCAGGGTAGAAATAAAGGTTGGACCTGTTGGTGTAGAAAACATTCAGATTGCACAGAATCACCAATATGGCATTGGTGTGCCAGCCCGTCCTTTTATGGGGGTTACGCCAGAAGAGCAGAAGCAACTGCTGCGCGTGTTTGACGACGCTATGTATCGCCCCCTGAGTACCAACGACGAGATTGTATACAAAATATAATGGCCTACCACAGCACACAGGAAGTATTAGATGCCATCCACGGCCAAGTAGAAAAGACGCTTGGTGACGCGGTGGACTCTGTTGTGCAGTTTCATGGTAC